TGGGCGACAGGAAGGCGTGATAGGTCTCCTCGCCACCGTTCATCACGCCGCGCACATAGCGCTCCTTGGCGTAGGCTTTGAGCTGAACGAACAGCTCCCACATCGGCACGTCGGCGGTGGCCACGTCGGTGGTCAGGCCGCCCGGCACGATGGTCTTGGAGGTGCCGTTCCAGCGCACGCGGCGGTTGGCCGTCGGCGCGGCCACGTCGGCGGCGAACTCCAGGAACTGGAGGTCCGAACCGGTGCGGTTGGCGCCGTTGTTCTTCTTCGCGTAGGACACGCCCGACAGCGTCAGGAACGCCATCTGGTCGATGCGGTCCGCCAGCCAGTACGACAGGACGTCACGGCTGTTGTTGCGGAACTCGACCACCGACTTCTGGTCGGCCATGCGACCTTCGTGGCGGTTGGCGTGGCGCAGCTGGTCGATGCGGATGACCTGGTCGAAGGTCTGCATCGCCTCTTCGTTGCCTTCCAGCGTGCGGTCGCCGGCGATACCGTCACCCTGCAGGTCAGCCAGCAGCGTGATCACCGCGCGAGCGCCCTTCTCGGACTTCTTCAGCTCGGTGATGTGCTGGATCAGGCTGTTCGGGCCTGAGCCCATGAACTTGTTGACGAAGGACTGGTTGCGGGCGTTGCGCCACAGATCCTTCGACCAGATGGTCTTTTGCTCGTTGGTGAGCAGACCGAAGTTGGTCAGCATGTGTCGTTCTCCGACAGAGATTAGAGACTCAGGCGGCGTTCACCGCCGGCTGCTTGTCGAAGTCTCGTCTCGACACACGAGTGGAAGCCACTCTCGTAGGCTCGCCCTGCACGCGCGGGCGATGATACTCTAAAAAAGAGCTTCGACAATCTCGCGACCGTCGAAGCTCAACGCCGACTTTCACGGCGCAAGGAGAAGCGGCCCGGGAGGTCGCTTCGCCTGGTTCAGGGCCGTGCCATCTCGCGTGCGATGGCGTGCACCACGCCGCGGAAGATGTAGTCCTTGATCTGCTGCTCCTTGGGAAGGTCGGCGAAGGGCACGATGCACGGGTGCTCCTTCTTTGCCTCGTCCTTCACGGGTCCGTAGGTCCAGCCGTTGGCCAGCTTGTGGGCCTTCCAGGCATCGTGGCTGGCCGCGGGCCCAGTGTTCGGGTTGCTCAGGTGCAGCTCGACGCCTGCGCGGATGCTGACCTTGTGCGCGGCCGACATGTTGGCCCAGGCCAGCTGGGAGTAGTCGCCGATGGCCTCGCAGTAGGCCTTGTTGACCTCGTGCGCCACCCGCGCGATGGCTTCAACCACGTCCTTGTTCATCGAGTTTCTCCGAGTCGAGGTCACGCAGCTCGTCCAGCATCGAACGGCAGAGCTGCGCGCCCAGGTGCGAAGTCGCGGCGATGTCCGCCAGGGCCTCCGCACGTTCCTTGAGACGTCCGATCTGCCGCTCGCGCGCGCAGAGGGACTGGAAGAGTTCGAGCCCGGCCTGGTATTCCTCGTACCAGCGCTCTCGCCAGTAGCGCTTCACCTCGTAGAGGTAGAGCACCTGAACCGCATTGGTAACGAGCGCCATCACCAAGAGCGTGAGGAAGAGAATCTCCAGGCGAGTCACGGTCAGCCCGCAGCGAGGCGGTCCTTCAGCGCATAGCCCATCAGCGGCCAGAGCTTCTGCTTGGCGTTCTCACGGGCGATCTTGCGACCGATTTCGGCGTCGAAGTTCTCGGGACTGGCGCAGGCCGACTCGCCGGTGACGGTGAAGCCGTTGCGCAGCACGAGGACACAGAAGGTCAGCAAGTCCAGTGGGCCGGGGCTCGTGACCATCGCCGCGCCGGCAGCGGTGAAGTAGTACTCTCTGGCGATGTTCGCTTCGAGGTCGGCCGGCGTCACGCGGGGAGCGGTCAGGCCCTTGGCTTTGATCTCCTGCTCGATCGCGCTGTCGTCGGTGCGGGGGCTTTGGACGTTGTGCATGTGGTTCTCCTATGCGGTGTGTGCCGGCCACTCGGCGTAGTAGCTCGTCGGGACGGGATCGCCGGGGGTGATCAGCGGCACGTTGTTCAGGGCGTGGCGCTGCCCCAGGTGGTCCGGCACGCTGAGGTTCACGAAGCTGTCGCTGTGGACGAACGCGATGACGGCGCTCATCGGCTGGACACCGTCGAGCGGCTGCAAGCCCGGCAGGTTGGACCAGTTGTGGCGGAACCAGACCTGACGACCGACTACGGGCTTGGGCGTGTTCACAGCTCGTCACCCCGCAGCTTCTTGAGGTCTTCCTCGGCCAGCTTGGCGAACGCCTTCTGGTCCATCTCCATGACGTCCTTCGCCGTCAGGGCCGTGACGCGGTTGTTGTCCTCGCCGGCCTTGCCCAGGTTTGGCGCCTGTGCAGCGACGGCCTCCGCGGTCTTCGACGCAGCCATCTTCTTGCGCTCGGCGGCGATGTCCTTCTCGGTGACGCGCGGCTGCACCGTGGTGGCTTTCTCCTGCGTGGTGGTCGTCGCCGGGAACAGCTTCTTGACCGCCTTCTGCAGCGCCTGCGTGGGCGTCATACCCTGCGTGCGGTAGCCCTGCATCAGCGCGGCCACGTCGGACATGCGCTCCTGGTCGTAATCGTCCGAGTTCGGATCGAGCACCGGATAGGCTTCCTCGATGCGCTCCAGGGCCATGTCGTAGCGGGCCTTCTCGGCCGCCTGGGCCGTGGCCGCTGCGATGCGGGCCTCGCTCTTCGTCTCGACGATCTGGCGCTCGGTCTGGCGGATCTTCGTCATCAGCTCGGCAGCGCGCTCGGTCTCGCCGTCGGCCATGAGCTTGTTGTAGCGCTTCTCCATGTCGAGCACGGAGGACTCCAGCTCGTTGAGCTGCTTGTGGGTGTCCGCCACCTCGTCGCTGCGCTGGAAGCCCTGCACCTGGCGCTCCAGCGCCTCGCGGCGCTCGCGCTCCTTCTGCAGCAGCTCCTTGTGGCGGGACAGCGGGATGCGCGGCTCGCCCTTGCCCTTACCCTCGTCATCCTTCGGCTCGGGTTCGGTCTCCGCCGCGGGCTTGGCGGGCGGGTCTTCCTTCTGGAGATCGTCCTTGACGGGCGGATCGTCCTTCTTCGGGTCGTCGCCCGTCTCCAACAGATCGCCACGCGCGATGGCGTCGGCCAGGCCTTCAGCAGTGCTCATGTCAAACAGCTCCTTGCGGTTGGGGTCGTTGCGCAGCTTGTGCCGCTGCTCGTTGCTGCTCCACGCGACGGTCCTCGCGCTTCTCTGCCAAGTCCTGGGCCTTCAGCTGAAGGTCCGCGGCTTGTTTCTCTCGTTCCAGGCCCAGCTCGGCGTAGGCCATGTCCTTCTCGTGCTCGAACTTGCGCTCGTCGAGCGACATCTCATGCTCGGCCTTGGCCATCTCCAGCATCGGGTTGCCCGGGTCGGACACCTCGGGCGGCGTGATGGCCTCCTTCTCGGCCAGCACGGTCTCCTTCTGCGCCTTGGCCTGCTTCAGGCCGGCGTCGGCATGCTTGCTGGCGGCCTCGCCCTCGACCTTCGAGACCTCGGCCTCCTGGGCGCGGCGCTCCAGCTCGCGCTGGGCCTGCGCCTCGGGGCTGTTCTGGTCGCCCATCATCTGGCGGACGATCTCCTTCTTGTTCATCAGGCGGCTGGCCTCGATCAGCACGCTGTCGGGGATGGGCACGCCCATCTCGCGCAGCGCCACCGCCTGCTCGAACTGGCTGTCCTCCAGGGCGTCGCGCACCGGCACCAGGCTCACGCTGACCCCGTACTCGCCGAGGGTCAGGTCGTTGACCACCTCGCCCTCGGGCGTGATCTCGTTGATCGTGAAGGTGTCGGTCTCGCCTGTCAGCTCGTCGCGCGTGATCGTGAGCACGCGCTGGTCGGTATAGGCCGTCTGGATCAGGTCGAGGATGTTCCGCGCGAGGATGAAGTCCGTGCGTGCGAGGTTGTCGAGCGGCTTGACCAGGTTCGTGCTGCCGGCCTGGCGCTTGGTCTGGATCGCCTTCGCAGCCACGTCTTCGCGGTCGAAGCCCTGCATCGAGTCGCTGACGCCCGAGATCGTCTTGATGTGCTCCTCGGCCTTGTAGCTCACGCGGTCGAGGCCAGTGGGCACCTGGTTCGGCTGGATCTTCTGGATCGCCTTGTCGACGTCGTCGTTGACCTCGATGACGACGCCGGTCTGGGCGCCCTTCTGCTCCAGCTCTTCCTTCGTCATGCCCACGAGCGCGCCGGCACGCACGATGTAGCCGCTGTTGGCCGTCGTATTGATGACGTGCAGCTCCTGGCTCGTGACCTTGTTCAGCACCTCCTGCGGTCCGATCAGGTTCTCGGCCAGGCCGACGGTGTAGCCGTGGAAGAAGTACGGAAAGTACGGGATCACCGTGAAGTGCTTGTACGGGCTCCAGTCGTCGTGCAGCACCACGTCGTCGCAGATCACCGTCCAGCGGATTCGGCGCACCACGCGCGGGACCACCTTGAACCCGAACTTCTCGACGAACCAGGCGATCTTGTCGCGGCTGAAGTCCTTCGGGATCGGACGCATATCCCCTTCGAGGGACACGAAGTGCAGCTGGCGGTCGAGGTCGCGGTACTGCCGGTCGATCACGCGCATGTTGCGCAGCATGCCCAGCTGGCTGTACGCACCGATGTGCATCATCGTCTGCGAGCCGCCGAAGCGGTCGCGGAACGTCTGCACGCTGTCGGCGCCGTACATGAACGACGTGTGGTCGCGGCCCTTGAGGTACTCCGCGTCCTCCTTGC